TACATTATTTTTATAATAATAATATTATAGAATTGAAATTTAATAGCCCTAATGCTAGTGCTAATGCTAGCTCCAGTATTATTAACAATAGTAATATAAAATTATTGACAAAAAATTTGCTTGAGCATAGATTTAATTTAAACGATTTAGATATCATAAATTATTCCGATAGAACGAGTTTAAGTTTGCTATTGCACGAAAATATTATTAAATTATTTAATACTAATTTGACTAGTGCTGATTTGAAAATATATAAAAAAATACTACAAAATTTTGCGTTTTGTGATTGTATAGACAAAAATATTTTTTTATATCAAATATGGCAATTGAACGATATTACTTATATTATTAAAATATTTTACAATAATTTTATATTATATCAAAATAATTTATTGAAGCATATAGATCAAAAAGATATAATATTTACAAAAATATTGACAAAATATAGCAGTGAATATAATAATTTTAATTTTATATTTTCTAATACTCAATTATATTGCACAAATAAAAAAAATTTGTTACTACATATGTTTGTATCTGAAAAATATGATGAAACACATATAAAGTTAGTATATAATAGAATTATTAAGCTTATAGAGCAATATATTAACTATAAAATTAATAATTCGTATAAAATTTTAGAAGAAAACATAGAAGTTAATTGTGATGATTTTTTTTATTAGCTTTCCTTAATTAGCTTTCCATTGACTAATTTCCCAACACATTCTCCAATATCTTCATTTGGTAAGCACTCATAAATAACATTGTTTAATTCGTTTTTATAGTATGTTTTACCTTTAATAGTAATTGATACTAGCTCTTCTTCCTCTTCTTCCTCTTCTTCTTCCTCTTCTTCCTCTTCCTCTTCTTCCTTTTCTTCTTCTGTTTCTTCGTCTTCATCTTCATCTTCTTCCTCATCTTCTTCTTCTTTTGCTTTGCTTACCTCTTCTTCTTTTGCCTCTTCTTCTTTTGCTTTGCTTACCTCTTCTTCTTTTGCTTTGCTTACCTCTTCTTCTTTTGCTTTGCTTACCTCTTCTTTTGCTTTGCTTACCTCTTCTACCTCTTCTTCCTCTTCTTCTTCTTCTTCTTCTTCCTCTTCTTCTTCTTCGCTTAGTTCCTCTTCTTCTTCGACAACTTTCTCCAAATCGCATTTCTTTAAATCAAAATCAACTGTTTTTTCTGGATTCGCATTTTTCAATTTAATAATTTTTGAACTTTCCTCATTTACATTAATAGTAATATTGCCTTTGCTCTCTTTTAGTGCATTATATTTTTCAAGCAGTTCATCATAATCTTGTGTTAATTTGTTATATTTTTCATTTAAATCAATATGTTCTGGTAGCCTGACTAATAGTGATTTTAATGTGTTAATTAGTTCATTATTTGCTTTATTTTTCTCAATAAAAACACTAAAATTAGTCCTTAAGGATTGTGTAATATCTTGCGATAATTTATTAATAAGCAGAGTTAAATCGCTATCCATATTATAAATATTAATAGTTATATTTTAAATTAATTTAATAAATATTTTAAAACAATTTTAAAAAATATTTATTAAATTGCAAAAGTATTAAATTGCAAAAATATTATTTTACATTTATTTTATAATTCTTAGTAGAATTTTGTTTATTATTAATAGACTTATTATTTAGTATATAGTCTTCGTTTTCATCATATAATTCGGGTGTTAATTTGGATAGCGGTTTATCTACAACTAATAATAGGCGCTCGTGTTTTAATAATTTTCTGTATTCTTGAATATTTAAATTTCCATAAAATTTCTCTAGTGTATAATAAGGTGACGGCGCCAACTTAATATTTTTCTCATAATCATATATTTTGCCATATATATTATTTAATAAATAATAGCGCTCGAACTTTTGCGACGACTCTATATTTTCATTCATCAAATAAGAACACGCGCATTCTGGGCTACAAAAATTTCCATAACAAAAATAGGTATTCTTAATTTCGTATTTTGGAATTAATATTGTTTGATTATCGAAGTTATATGTGCACCAAAAGCAAGCACTCTTTTTATTAATATTATTTGTTTTTAATTGTTTGGATAAGTCTTCTAATTTCTTGGATAGGGCTTTATTATATAAATTTTTCTCATTATTATTTAATAAAAAATTATCATTATTCATTAATTTTTCTTCATTATTAAAGAACTTATTAGTATTGTTTATGTGTACAGCATTATTAGAGCTAGCAACATTAGAGCTAGTATTCGAATTAGAATTATTAGAGTTAGCAACATTAGAGTTAGAGTTATTTGCATTTAATAAGTTTATGTCATTTAAGCTATCTTCATTATTTATTGTATCGTTGTCACCGTCGTGTTTATTTTCAATATAATCATATTGTATATTCATATTATCAAATTCTTTTATATTGTAAACTGTAGGGTCGTAATTAATGTCGCCTGTAATAATGTCATTTAGCTTACAATTTAAATGTAAAATAATATTAGGTTTGTTATCGCTCTGAATTTCTATTTTATTTTGTTCTATAATTATTCCTCCTTTGGGTTTTCTACCGCGCTTTTTATGAACAACTATTTTAGAAATGTCTAAAATGGAGTCATCTTTGCATTCGCAATCGCTTTCAATTCCACCGCTTATTGATATAATTAATATATTGTTTGACATTTCTAGGAGTTTCAGGTTTTCGTAGTATGACTTTGGTTTTCTGCCTTTTTTTTTGGGAAGCATATTATTTTAATTTAATAAGCAACATATAATTTATATTGTTTTAATTTATTATTTAAAACAATATAGATTATTATTCATTACTTATTTAATAATGAATAACGATAAAAATATAAACTGGAACGAAAAATATCGTCCAAATAATTTAGAAAAAATAATTTTAAGCAACTACAATAGGCTACTAATTAAAAATATTCTTGATAAAAATTATTTCCCTAATTTGCTTTTATATGGACCTCCTGGAACAGGCAAGACCACAACAGTCATAAATCTAATAAATAGCTATTTGACTAAATATTATAAAGATAACAAGAAACAAATTATACATTTGAATGCTTCACACGAACGAGGCATAGAAATCATTAGAAATAATTTATATACTTTTGTGGTAAGTGACAATTTATTTTTCGAGGGACCAAAGTTTATTATATTAGACGAAGTCGACTATATGACTAATAGCGCACAATTGGCTTTAAAATATTTAATAGAATATTATAGTAATTATAATGTTAGATATTGCCTAATTTGCAATTATATTACGAAAATAGATAATAATTTACAAAACTATTTTTGTAAATTAAAATTTAACACAATTCCTTTTAATGAAATCCAAAGCTTCTTAACTTCAATAATTAGCAATGAAAAAATACAAATAAGTGATGAATGTTTGAAAAACATTATAAGTATATTCAAAAACGATATAAGGGCTATGATAAATTTTTTACAATTAAGCAAGGAAAATACTAAATATTTTATTAATGATGACGTATATGCTAATCTTTATATTATAAATAACACTCGGACTTTTGAATATTTCAAAAAAATGTTTTTAATGTTAGAACTAAAGCATAAATTCAATTATAGCGAATTCATAAAGTTATATTTATATAGCATATTGAAAAACAATATACATACTATTAGTAATGAAATAATCAACAAAATGGAGTTTTTTATTAATAATTACAACAAATTAAATGATAAAAATATAATTCTCTATAATCTATATTATTTGTTCAAAACTGGCGACGTTTCTTTAAATTGAAATATTAACTATTTAATAATAAGTATTAAATATTATAATTGAAACAATTATAAACATTTGTTATTATTAGTTTATAACTAACAGTAATGAGTATTGAATGCGAGTGGTTAAAGTTTTTAGAACACAATGACGCTAATAATGTTGCACAAGATGAAGCCGATTATAGTTCTATTAGCAGATTAAATAGCACTAATGCTAGTGCTAATACTAATGCTAGCACTAATACTAATGCTAGCGCTAATGCTAGCGCTAATGCTTGTGCTATTCCTGAGCAAAATTTCGCAAAAAACTGCTCAAATATTTACATATCTACAAAAACGAAAATCTTGTTCCTAAATAAGAGCCTTGATATTTTTACGACATTTTGGCTGTTGCCTATTACGGATTATAATAAGCAGGAAAAGGGGATAATTAAAAAGCAAATCAAATTCTCATTTGAAAACCGGGATGAATATGAAAAAATGGTAGCACAATCGCAAAATATTGCTAATCTCCATAATAAAATTATTACTCATATTGATAGTGAGAAAAAATTCAAACATATTCGCAAATTAAGCATCGGACTATGTAAAAAAGATTTATTATATAGTCGCAATAAGGATAAAAGCGCGTTTTATAATTGCTTTGTATTGTCCTTAAGAATATATATTATAAATGGATTTAAAGAAATACATATTAAAATTTTTAATACGGGTAAAATAGAGATACCTGGAATTCAAAATGATGACCAACTAAACATAATTATTAATGATTTATTAGCTATATTAAATAAGTATATTGATAGTGACTTAGCTTGCAATTATAAAATAACGGAAAATGTATTAATAAATTCTAATTTTCATTGTGGGTTTTATATTAATAGAGAGATTTTATACAGCATATTGCGAAATAAATATAATATTAATGCCATTTATGACCCGTGTTCATATCCAGGGATTAGGTGTATTTATTATTGTAGTGATAAAAATGTCAAAATTTCTTATATGATATTTAGAACTGGAAGTATATTAATTGTTGGCAAATGCGATGAAACAACGTTAAATGTTGTATATGAATATATTAAAAATATATTATCGCTTGAATATGAAAATATTTTTACAGAAGGCTCAAAAGTTAAGCAAATACCGAATAAAAAAAATAAGAAAAAGTTCATACTGATTCAGTAAATCAAGTTGCCTTGTCGAGCAATGTAACTATAGTATTTAGCATACTAGTGTTATTAGCATTAGCAGTCGCATTAGCAGTCGCATTAGCAGTCGCATTAGTTTCTATTGTTTTTTCCATATTAGTTCTTAAATCTATTAAATCGTTGTTTAGTTGTTGCAAATTTATATTATGTTGTATTAGATTTAGTAATTTACTTTCCAATGTTTTAATAGCATTTATTTTATTTGTTATAAGTGTATGTGTGCATTCTTCTTCGTTGGTTTCATTAAAACTTGAACAATCAATAAAATTAACATTATTTACAATGTAGAAAATATTGCATATACTATTTAAATTGTTATCTATGTAGTGGTTTATTATGTTTTTATTAGTGCTTGTTTGCTTATATGAGAAAATGGTTTTTTTATATGTAAACATTACAGCATCCTTTAGCGTTAATTCAAAATTAGCTGAATTAATATTTATTTGAATTACAAATTCTATAAAATATATATATGCCTTTTCTAATATAGCAGTTATTTCGTTGCGATTAACAGTGTTGAAATGTAACAAAATATAAATATTTTTAAGTAAAAACAGCCCTTTTAGGTAAATAAATTCTAAATAGTTGGGGTTAGCTATATATCTAAATAGCATATTTTTATAAAACATGCTTGTATATGTTTTTAACGAATTAATGAAGTCATTGTATAATTCCATTATTATATATTTAGAAATAAGTTAATATTAACATATTTAGAAATATATATTATATATACTAAAAAACAATTTAAAGTTTTTTAGTATTACATTTATATAAATGAGCAGTGACAATGAAAAATTAGAACTTCCTCCATCTAGCATATGGCCTCATATTGCAAAGATTTCTATCAACGAAGACAAACCTATTATGTTAGATTATTGGTTAGACTCTATTGATAAAAAAGTTATGATTGGTGTTAAAGAAAACAAAGAAAAACTTCTAGTTAAAAATGAAGAAGAATACACAAGTCCGATTGTTAAAATCTATAAAATTGAAGCAATATATATTATATGTACCGAAAACTCTATATATTTAGCGTCAACAAATATTGAAACACGTAGAATTAGCTCTTAAGCTCTCTTTTTTCTTTTTTTTAACTTATATTTTATATTATATTAACTAATTAATAATATAAAATATCTATGCATAATCTCTCAGTTATAACTATTTAGAGTTTAGAATATTATAAAGATGATTTGTAAAAAATATGATTTGTATGTTATCTTCTTCTATTGAGAAATAATTATTAATAAAATTTACTATTAACTTGATTGTTAAAAATTTCTTTTCTTCACTTATAACTTGATTGATTTCTTTAATATAATATAAAAAATTCTCTAATATATCAATTATTGAATAGCCTTTGTTTATTAGATTTAACATAAAAATAACAGCTTCGCGCTTGTTGCTAGTGTTAATATATTCAATTAATTCATCATAATGTTCTATAACTATGTTTGATTCTATGTCTAGCTCTTTAACATCGTTCAATGATGCAAAATTATTATATAATAATATGATTTTTTCTATAGCATTTATTAAATTATTTATAGAATTATTAGATAATTTTATAATATATTCTTTAATGTGTGCGTCAATAGTGATGTGCTCTTGTGTTAATATATGTGTTAATATATCCCATAAACAATTGTAAGTTACTTGCTCAAATTTTATAATATCCAATAAGTGTAATAAATTATTATTTATTTTTAATTTATTAGATGTTGTTAACATAAAATAAATGTTGTTTTTATGATTTTTTATTAACTCGAAAAAATACATTTGAATAATGTCCGAAAAAAATTCGACATCTTCAATAACTATAAATTTTTTATAACTATTGTTTATGCAATTATTTATAAATATACGCAGTTCATTTTTATAAAAATTAATTCCTTGGTCTTTTAATAAGCTAATATAACATACATTAGACTCTATTATTTTTTTATTTCCTTTATAATAGTCTTGCAAAATTATGTTTATTAAACTCGATTTTCCACACCCTGAACTACCTTCAAATATTATATTATAATAATTATTAATTAAAAAGTTTTTTAATAAATCCTTATTATTTTCGCTTAATAATAATTGATCTATACTTTTAGGTTTATATTTATGTATTAATAACTCATTCATATTACTTATAATTATTTAAGCTATTATTATTATTATATTATTATTTAAGCAATTATTATATTATTATTTAAGCAATTATTATATTATTATTTAAATATTAATAATAAATTATGAATTATGATAGAGCTATGAATTATGATATATATTTTAGCATATTAAATATAACACGTGACTCTACTTTAAATGATATAAAAAAAGCATATAGGCTTATGTCCATAAAACATCACCCTGATAAAAATGGTAATGATAAAAATGGTAATGCTAGTAGTGAACAATTTAATAAAATCAATGAGGCTTATTCCATTTTAATGAGTAATTACGATAGCATTAAACTTGCTGAAAAAAAACAAGACCACGACTATGCAAGCAAGACTCTCGTTGCTAATAATGGTTATGCGAATGTTGCGAATGTTGCGAATGTTGCTAATAATGGTTATGCGAATGTTGCGAATGTTGCGAATAATGGTTATGCGAATGACACAATGATTTCTAAGTATGCCAACGTTATAAATAGAAGCTA